CCATCGCAATTTGCCGCGCCATCGGACCTTGAGGGATATTAGTCTTTAGTTGGTTGAGAACCAAGAAGGTCGCCTTTTTGTCCGCGATCGGAATAACCAATTTAGACATCCCCTTTGCAAGAATGCGTGCTTTCACTGCCATCGAAGATTGTGGATTGAAGTCGCCTTCTACGTCTGATACTGCGGGAGTGAATGCTAGCGAGTCCCAGATAAAGAGCATCTGCTCCTCTGTCGCTCCTAGGATTTCTTCAATTGTCTCCAGAACGAACTCAACCGAAGCTGCCTGAACATACATGAGGCGATCTAAATCACACCCAGCGCGCTCAATAAAGGTTGGGTCAATTGCGGATTCAGAATCAAAATATACCACCATCATACCCATCTTTTGGGCATTTGCTGCGATCTGGACAGCCATATAAGATTTACCAGTTGATTCTAGCCCTGCTATCTCTGTAAGTTTCCCTACTGGAATGCCTGATAATTGCCCCTTGCAAACAATAGAATCGAGCCATCGAGAACCTGTGGGGATCCACTGCTTTACTTCGGTGGGGTTGTCTCCCGACAAATTGTGTGCGACAGTTACCCCTGCCTTTTTGTTAACAAGACTCATCAAGTCTTGCATCGATACCTTTCCAGGCTTGTTTTTAGATTTTACTTTACGTGCCATCACTTACTCCTTTAGTTTCATTTAGTATAACACAATGTTCGCGCTGTGGCAAGTTGGTTATGATAATTTCTGAAGATTTCTTACTTTTGTTCATCCCGTAGGTCCATTCTGCTTCGTGGATATCAAAGTCTCTATATAAATCTCTAATCTCTTTGCAATCATTGTAAGACAATATCCACTTATCTCTTTCTCTTAGCATCGAATAGAGCGCCATATGTGGAAAGAATGAATGCATGTCCCCTTCAACACCATAGAGCTTCGCCCTTGCTGTGTTCAAAAAATAAGGTGGATCCAAATAGAGATGGCAGTTTTCGTGCTTTTTCAGCGCGTCTTTAAAATCGGCGCGCTTAACTGTGAGGTTGTCAACCTTAAAGTTTCTCACATACTCTATTTGGCTGTCCGTAAAGCGAGCATAGCTTGCCCTCTTTGAGAATCCGCCTGAAAAGGTAGCTCCCGAGAAGCTGCTGCGGTTGATGGCATAAACCTTGGCGGCTGACTCAAATGTAAATGGGTGGTTTGATTGTAGTGCGAATAAGATCTCCTCGCGAAATCTGTAAAAATCTTTCTCTGATAATCCGGATGCTCTTATTTTTTGTTCCGGGTGGGGATTACCACCCTTATCAAGCCCGGGCTTCGTGTACTTGTATGTTTTCTTTCGACGATACAAGTCGGCCATCGTTGCGAGCTTATCTGGATCTTTTAAGATTGCATCCCAAAACCATACGAGTGGCTTAAATGCATCATACGCGTGAACTTGAATTCCTTTTTCTGCCAAAGCCAACTCAAATGAACCACCCCCGAGAAAAGGGGAGCATAGCTCCACACAGTCCTCGGGAACGAATTCCATTAACGCCTTAACAGCCCGGGTCTTTCCGCCGGGATATCGCAGGGGGGTCTTCACTACTTAGCTGCCGCAGAAGTGGTGCGCCAGAGACCATTGTCAATCACCTCTTCAAAGATGTATTCACACTTGTCCCAAAGGTTCGACCAACATCCAAATTCGGCATGGCGGGAATTAAAGCGCCCTCGGAAATACTGCGAAAATCGTGATTCAAGCATAGTGAGAATCGCATACCCCGCTTCATCCCAAATAGCTTCCAGATCACTATCGGTGAACCCATGGGCGACAATTACTTCCCCACTCTTACGATCGAGCTTAAGTACATTCTTCAAAAACCCATACATCACAGGTTGTATGTAGTCTGGAAGCAATGCCCCATTGACGGTTGATCCTTCGAACGTTTGTTGTGCAAAAAACTTGCGCTTGTCGACTGATTTGTTCATATCGGATTTGCCGGCTTTTCGCACAATTTGTAATTGATCGAACGACTCTCCAATATTTGCGTTTTTAGTGTAGGCGGCGCGCAAATTCTTTTGGATATAATCATTCAATCTAAGAATCCGATTGGCGTGAACAAACAATTTTTCAAAATCATGGGCTTTTACAGGATCTTCTAAAATCATCGTAGAGCGATAGCCCTTGCGCAGAATGTTGTGCATCTCATCGCCAGTATCCAGCACATCACTCCTCAAGGATGGCACACCAACATAGATCAAAGAAATAACCCGGTCAATTCGACATTCCTTCTTAATCAGCGCGCTTGAGACAATACTTCTCTCATTTTCTCGCCAACCAATGTTGTTCCGGATTGACGGCTCAAGATATTCCTTAAGGCGATCGAAGAGTCCGCGTTGGTTTTGAACACTATTTAGCTTCTGTGTTTCGCGGCTGTTCCAAGTCTCTGCCGCTGTGCGAATCTGATCATTGTTTGCAAAAAATTGATTTTCGACAAAAGTAACAGATACTTGCTGCTCGGTAGCATTTTCGGCGCCTTGAAGAATCGCCTCGATAGTATGCTGTCCATCATAGTGTCCAGAACCGGGCTCGGTGCATGAAAACGTAACGGTTTTTGTGTTCAGATCGTATAAAAACGAATTATCATCGATCACCACACAGATACCACCATTATAAACAGCGAATCCAGGCGATTCCTCGAGGGTCTTGCGAATTGCTTTAACCTTCTTGGACTCTTTATTGAGCGCTCGAGGATTTGTGCCGTTTGGAATATTAAATATTTCGCTTTCTGGCGAAACACAAACATAAGCATGGCCGAAGCGCGCGTCGAGGTTTCTACTTGTTTCCACCGTTACTACCGATACGGGCAGATCCTCATCATTTCTTGTGTACAGTTCTAAAGTATGCATTTATTTTCTCCTTTGTTGTTAATAATTTGCATTTAGCCTCATCTGCCTATCTATAGGCGAAGCATATTAGCATCTCCAGAATGGAGAATGGCGCGGTCATTTTATTTTATATCCTTGGCCGCGGCGGATATTGTTTAAAAAGGGGGGCAGACTATTTATTCCCGGTCTGCCGGCGGTTTCCACAAACTAAAGCCTAGTTATCCTAGGACATCAATTCCTCAAACGCCTTGTCAACATCGTTCGTCGGCTTGGCGGAGTATTTTGTAGTCTCTTTGGAACGGCTCTCGGCAGAACCATCGCCGGAGAGTTGTTCATCTAGAATCGCGCCTACTTGATCGCTTGTCAGGCGTTCGAATAGGGTTTCGAACTCCGGGACACGATCCAGGAGGGCAGGGATGGATTCCGTGTCAGCGAGCAGGGGGGATGTGTTTCGGCGCATCTTCAGACTCGTTTGTGGATAAGCACCAGGCTTATTAGGCTTGGTGTATGTGAGGGTGATATCGGTTCCTTCGTCGGAATCGGTAATATCACCATACTCTGGGTCGAGGATATAGCCCAGAAGAAGTTCATAAGCCTTCTTTCCGTATCCATAGACCTTGACGCCTTCGTCTTCACGACCGCGGACTACCACAGGCGAGAAATAACGTTGACGCACGAAAAGTGACTTTGCAAGATTCTTGCTGTCCTCGTCGTTGTTGGAGGTCCCTTCGCGCCATAAAGCGGAAGCGAACTCGCAGATGGGGCATGCTTCGCCGTAATTACGTTTCGGGCAAAGAACACCACCACGATGTTCGCCCACATTATAGTGGAAAGACATCTCCTTGAGGGGGTCCCCGTCGTTTGTTGGAACGATACGAATGTCCGTATCGCCCTCGTCCGGTTTAAACCAGACTGATGGAGTGTTATCTCCGTTTCCTTCTCCTCGAAGGGATGCAAGCTTACGCCGCATCAGTTCCATATCAATACCCATTTTTTCTCCTTTGTGTTGAATGAGTTAGCAACAAGCGTTCCTTATTGCCTTATTATGACACACTTGACGTAGCTTGTCAAGCGTATTTTTGCACTACGTTAGTAAGGGCAACGCAGAACCCAAAATCATCAAATTCAGTTTCATAAATCGCATACGAAATTTTTCGGAAAGCGTTCCTTGGTTTTTGCTTGAGCAAATCGACCAACTTTTTGTGAAGCGTTCCATCGTTCTCCAACTTATCCCTGTTTATACACATATAATAACATACATCGCGGTCCATGTCAAGTGGAAAAAGCCATTTTTCTTCTAAATTCTTCATATTAAGTAAACCGATGGTTCTAATTCGACAAATATCAAGGGGCCGCGAGACCATTCCGATTTCCGGCTCATTGTGCTCAAAGAAGTTTAGATAATGAACAGTTGAGAAAATAGTGTGATTAAGCGTGGCGTAATACTTCTTAATAGGGACGTTTCCGAGATGGTTTTCGAGCAATTCGTTGCTAATCAGTGTTGCTGACTTCAAGAGCCCCGATCGTGCATATTCCTGGATCACGCTGAATACCACTTTATCTACTAACTTCGGCATGCCCGTGAGAAGCTCTCCATCAGGCTTGATGTAAAATAACTCTACCTCGGCGTGTTTAAGCTGCTCTATAACTCCGAGCGCATAATTAGAACTCATTGACGAGCCCACGACAAAGAATTGCACTCGTCCCTTGATTTCACTAAAAAACTTTTTAAGATTTGGGATATTTTGCTCGTATTCTTCCGCTTCTTCGTGGCGCTTCAATCTAAATTTATATTTAGAGGTGCGCTCGACTGAACTATTAAGCTGATAGACTTTATAATTGTCGACTGCTTTGAAATTCTCTACTATTTTGGAAGCGGCGTTACCCAGTCCAACTACAATCATAGATCCAACTCTTTCAGTTCGAAATAATCCGTACCAGCCTTTATTGAACTAAGGAAGCCATCTTCAAATGTTTCCTTAATTTCCATTATAATATCTCTGTCTTCATTGTTAAAGTCTATCACAATTTCATCATGAAGTATATGAGAAACAAAAGATTTTCTCTCTTCTAGCATTTTGTCTATAATAACCGCCTTGGAAAGAACGCGATCTGACGTTGAACTCTGAATCAGGTAATTGAGCGCCCTAAAGTCGTCCACCGCTATTTTGCGGTCATATGGCGTAGTAACAAACTCTCCATCATACCGGGCCTCGAGGATTTTTACTTTATTGTAGATTTCATTAAGTTCCGGGTGATCTATTGAGTTGTAGAGCCAACTAAAGAACTCAACTTTGGCCTCATCCCGAGTCAAAGTGTTGGCAAACACATTCTTAGCATTCCAGTCGTGAATGTCGTAGTCGGGCTGTTCCTCGCCAGATAACTCCAAAAACATACGCACTTCAGCGCCATTATAATCTAATGCCACAAAAAGGTCGTTCTTTGGCTTCAGGAGCTTCCTAAACTCTTTCTTAACTGTTAGTATGGGGAACGAGCCGGGACGGGTTGTGAGGCGCCCTGTGACGGTACCAAACAGGTTGTAGTCAATGTAGGCATAGTTCTTGACCAGTTCTTGCGCTTTATTGCGCTCTATAGTCGAAAGCATCAAATGACGGCAACCATCGGTACTCAAATTGAGCCTATTGTACCTTATCTTATAGAGAAGTTTTTCGACGTCGCACAGGTGCTGGTAGTTCTTTGGTTTTTCGTAAGAATCAAAAACGTGTTCTGTGATTTGTGTTTTAATCTCGCAAAAGCGTTTTAAGAAGTCATGAGGGACGAGATCGAAAATGCAATGATCATTTAGATTGACTTTTGCGATTTTGAATGTCTTCATATATGCGCGTAATCTGCGCTCGGTAGCGGATAGCTCCTCTGAATGCTCTTCAGAGCAGCATTGGGCCAATGTTGCGCCGTTGGCGTATAGCCACGCATATTCTACATCGGTGTCAACAGCCGAGCCTGTGTAACGCCAAGTGTGGGTCAAATCAGCCGGAAAATTGTCAAAATGTAGTTGCCCGTCCACATACACCCCAATACATTCGGATTTATCATCAATCGATTGAAAGTACATTTTA